AGTTGCCTTGGAACTCTAAATATTATCCTAAGATGACAAATGAGAAAAATCCTAGAAGAATATGTAGGGAATGCAATCCTAAGTATGGGACTTTTCTAAAAGATGATTTTAAAGAAAGGATGTATTGGAGTAAAGAGGAAGAAGAATTATTTATCAATAGATATCCTTGTTATACAAATGAAGAGTTAAGAGAGAAATTTTACAAAGGACTAAGCGATAAACAATTAACCGATAAGGCGTTCTATTTAGGTATTGTAAAAAATGAAGAGACATATTGGCGAGGTAGAAAACAACAATCGGAAAAAATGAGTGTCATCATGACTGGGAAAGAAGTTAGCGAAGAAACTAGAAGAAAGTTAAGTGAAAAGAGAAAGCAACAATATAAAGATGGCACATGGATTCCTCATTGGTTAGGAAGAGTTCCTTCTAAGGAAGAAAGAGAAAGGCTTTCAAAAAGAGTAAAAGGTTTATGGGCTGGTAAAAACAATCCTAGATATAAGAATCCATTAAAAGGAAAAGATAATCCAAATTGGAATGGTGGTATTACTTTTATATATGTAGCCTTGAGAGAAAACATAAATGAATGGAAAGTCAAATTAATGGAGTTATGCAATTATAAATGTGCTTTTACTGGAGGCAGATTCGATGAGGTACATCACATATTCCCATTTAATAAAATAGTAGATTTAAGTTTAAAAGAATTAGGATTAGATCTAAAATCTAATTTAGGTGAATATTCGGAAGATGATAGAACTAATATTATTCATAAAGTAAAAGAGAATCACGCTAAATATGGATTAGGTATATGTTTATCTAAGGAGATTCATAAATTATTTCATAGCAAATATTCATTTGTGAATTTTACTGTAGAGAATTTTAAAGAGTTTATTGAAAATTATTTTAATGGAAAATATGATGATGAATTAGATGAGAAACTAAAATCAACAAATAGTAGTATGAATTTAGAAGAAGTCAAGAAATTGGCTTCTTTTTATTATACTTTAAATTAAAGAGGTGAGGAAATGGCTAGAACGACCACGACTAAAAAAACTACTTCTAAGCCTTCTATATCAACTAATGACATAGAAGAGTTTTTACAAAATAAAAAACAATGTAGTCATTGTGGAAAAATACTGGAAATAACTAAGAATTTTTATATGTCATATTCTAAGACAAATAAATTTAATAATAGAATGAATTTATGTAAAAATTGCTTAAATTCTTTATTAGTAGAGTATGTTACGGAGTCTGAAGATATAAAAATAGGAATATATAAAACTTGTAGAGCGGTTGGAACGTATTATACCGAAGATTTATTTAATGCCTCCTATGGTGCTATAGGTTATAAACCTGAATTGGGAATCGCTGAAAATGGACTTAATGTATGGAAAGAATATATTAAAAATGTTAACTCGCTAAAACAGAATTCGGGTAAATCATTTGATGATGGACAACAGCTAAATTTGAACATAAAAGAAGTTGAAGAAGTTAAGCAATTTGATGATCTGCAATTAGAAAAAGAATTAGAATTTAAAAGAAATAAAGATGACATTATAAAAATATTAGGTTATTACCCATTTGAAGGAGAAGATAATCAAGAACTATTATGTGGTCAATTAATAACATTCTTAGGCGATGAAGATATAAAAGATGATGCGATTAAGCTAAACGCCATAATTTCAATCATTAGAACACAAAGGGCGGTAGATGTAATATCTAAAAGTTTATCTGATAAGACTAAGGATTTAATTAAATTGGATGACCAATTGGGAAGTATAAAACAAATGACCGCCATTCAAAAGGATTTATCTAAGACTATATTAGATACTGCAAAAGATAATAAGCTTACTGATTTATGGAGCGGGAAAAAAACAGCGGGTGCAAATACGTTGACTGGCACTCTGTATAAGTTGAGACAAATAAATCTTGATGAAGCACAAGTAAACTTATATGATATTAGAACTTCGCTAGGTATGGAACAAGTAGCAAAACAATCAGCTAGAGGTATAGTGGAAAACCTTAATTGGGGAGACGATGCTTCTATGGATATGATTAAAGAACAAAGAGTTTTAATTGATAAATATTACAAGTTATATATTTCGTTAAAGGAAGAAAATAGAAAGTTAAAAGTTATTTGTCATTTAAATAATGTTGATTATACAACAGATAATTATTTACAAGATATAGAATGGGAAGAAATACCTTCAGTAAGTGAGCTTACTAGGGGATATGTAGATGAAATAATTGAAGAAAACGAGAAAAAGGTTTCGGAATTAGAGGGGATAGAAAAATCTATAAAACCTATGACTATAATTCAATATGCAAATGAGGTTATAGAAGAAGAAAAAGAATTAGCCAAACAAAAATTGTTAGAAGAAATTGATAAAAATTAAAATATATTCAGGGAATTGAAGGTGTGGTAACATATCTTTTGTTGTATTTGCAAACTTTCCCTATATAAAAGGGAGGTGGTTTAGGGTGTCTATTACAATTATAAATAGAGATAGTGAGTTGGGATTAACTCAAAAGAAATTAGAAGGATTAAAGAAGTATAGTGAAATAATCCAATATGGAAGAAAACATCCTGCTTGGTTTGCAGAGACATTTTTAGGTGTAACTTTTATGGATTATCAAAAGTATGCTTTTATGTCTAGTTGGGATAAACAATTTGCATTATGGCTTATGTCAAGAAACGGTGGAAAGAGTACTTTATCAGCACCCTTTGTGTAATGACTAAGTTAATGCTTTATCCAAATTTTGCAAGTTATATATTATCACTAACTGCTATGCAATCTCAAGATACGTTTTTAAAAATGGAAAGCATAGCTAAACAACAAATAGAGTCATTTGCTGGTTTAACAGATATATTCATTGGGGAAGTTGTTAGTGCAGCCAATCATGACGGATTCATACATCATCCACAGGGGTTTAGATGTAAATTATATAATGGTAGTTTTGTACAAACTGTATCGGGAGATTCAGATAATTCGAGAGGTAAAATATTGCCTGGCTATATAGAAATATATAGTTGTAATCGGGAAAGAAACTGGAAGGCTGAAATGCTAATCAGAGTGGAAGGCTTATTTTAAAAGATGAGTCACACGCAGAGCATAGGTAGTGAAACTAGAAATAGAATATAATCTACCCAAGAGTTTCCGATATCTTAGCAAGTTAGGTTGAAGATAAAAAGATATGCCGAACTTACAAGAATTTTAATTGTAAGAATATAAGGATAAAAAGCCTTATAGATAACAAAATTGAAGAGAAGTAATCTGAATTTATATGATGAAAGCGGTTTTCTTTCTGATGAATATATAGAAACTACAAGTGGTTTCTGTTTGCAAGATTCTTCATTTAAATTAGGTGGTGGAATTAATACAGATTTACTGCCAGATAACATACCTAATCAGCTATTATTATGTTCATCTGCTAGTGATACAGATTCAAACTTTTATCATAAATATGCAGAATGGAGTAAAAGAATGTTCATAGGTGATCCTGAATATTTCGTAGCTTCACTAGACTGTGAGGTTATAATAGGGGCTACATTAAATGGAATTGCTTTAAGTGTACCTTTATTATCAAGAGATAAAGTGGATAGTGCTTTAAGAACCAACCCTGCAAAAGCAAGTAGAGAATATTTAAATAAATTCGACAACGATGGAGGGGACGGACATCCTATTAAGCGTTCAACAATAGCACATAACTCAACTGTGAGACCACCTTTACTATCAAATGTAGATAATTCAAGTAGAAGATTTGCAATCGCATGGGATCCAGCCCATGATTATGATAATAGTGCGTGTTCGGTAGGTGAATATGTATATGATGAAAATGTAGGATGGAAGTTAAAAATACAAAATATTGTTAACTTTAGGCAGTTGGGTGAAAAGAAAAATAAGAAGAATATAAGAACACCCGAACAGGTAGAAGAAATTAAAGATATGTTAGTTAAATACAATGGTAAGGGTTTTGCAGATTATGAAAATATAGATTATTTGATGATAGATGCTGGTTCTGGTGGTGGAGGAAACCAAATAGCTGACTATTTTATGGAAGACTGGATGGATAAATATGGGGTGAAACATAAAGGTCTTATTGATAAAATTGAGAGCGAGGCATATGTTAGACAGTTTCCTAATGCATTAGATAAGTTAAAATTAATACAACCTAAAAAATATAGAACAGAAATGTTTGATGATTTTGTAGAATTATTAAATTTAGGACTAATAGAGTTTACTGAAGAATATGACTTAAAAGGATATTTAATGATTTCTGAAGAAAATGAAAAAGAAACAATCGAGGAAGTTGATGAAGAAACAGGTGAAATTAAGAAATTAAAAGGGATAAGTTATAAACAACATAAGCTTTCATGGGAAGAAGAGTTGTCTTTAAAAAATATAGATATAGCAAAAGAAGAACTTATTGCTACTATGAAGTATGGCGGAGACTCTGGACAAAATTACAGATATGGATTGAGTCCTGAAAAGAAAAATAAAATACATGATGATAGGGCTTATAGCGTTTGTATGTTAGCTTGGCATTTGAAGAATTTAAGGAGAGAAAATATTACTAATAGGCAAACCCCTAATGTTGACATCTCACAACTACTACAATTCCGCCAAGTAAACACAGGTAAAAAAGGATTATTCTAAGAAAGGGGTGATAATATGGAAGAAAAATTATACACCGAAAATGAAGTAAAAGAAATAACAGAACAAGCAAAAAAAGAAATGTTCCAAAATAAAATAATGCAATACGCAAAGCAAATTGAACCGCTAGTCAGTAACAACCTAGTAGTATCGCAAAAGAAGAAACCATTTAGCAAAAAATTTACAGCCGAAAATGTGCAACGCTATTTAGAAAATCCAGTTAAATACGAAAAAGAACTAAGGCAATTAAGCCTCGTCTTAATAACAATATCGCCCCAATATTCACAAATTTGCAGTTACCTAGCCTCAATCTCCAAATTTATCCCAGTAATCAATCCTAATATGGGCAAATTTACAAATGCAAAGAATGAATTACTTGATCCAGATAAATTAAAGAAAGAATATCTAAAATGCTGCGAATATGTAGATAGTATGAAAGTAGCCCACGAATTCCAAAAGATAATGGAAGTTATAGCCAGGGACGATATATTCTATGGATATTGCATAGACAACAAAAAAGATAGCTTCTATATAATGGAACTAGATTCGGATTATTGTAAAATATCTAGCGTTACAGATGGTTGCTACAACATAGCTTTTGATTATAGTTTCTTTGATGCAACTAAAAGTATGAAAGATATATCAGCCGACGGTGAGAGTGATGACTTAATAAATTACTATCCTAAAGAGTTTCAAAAAGGATATAAAAAATATAAAAGTGATGGCCGATTTAGAATACAAGAACTTAGCGACGAGAATACAATATGTATAAAATTCTCAGAGATGTTGCCTTTTATATTCCCTAAATATGCATCGCTATTCGAAGATTTAAGCGATTTAAAAACATATAAAGAGCTGGGTAAGGCTAAAGCGGAGTCGGACAACTATAAATTTATTGCAATGGAAATGGAAAGCAATAAAAAGGGTAATACAGATGACTTCACTACATCTATAGATACTGTTATGCAATTCTATACTATGTTAGATGCTAATTTACCAGATGGAGTAGGATCATTTATATCTCCTGTGCCAGTAAAGGATATTTCCTTTTCAACGACTGCCGTATCGGATAAAAGTGCTATAGACAACGCCCTAAATAATACATACATATCCAGTGGGATAAGTGCTGTAAACTTTGGTAAAGGTACAACAAATGCAGGAACTGTTAAAATGTCTAACATTATAGATGAGTCAAGTTTATTTAAAATATACAGGCAATTTGAAAGATGGTTGTCAAGAAGATTAAATAGATTGTTCGGCTATAAATTCTCAGTAAGATTATTAGATGTTACCACCCTAAGTATAGGAGATGAAATTGATAGGCAATTAAAATTAGCTCAATATGGAATACCTAATAAATTAATTCTAAGTGCTTTATCAGGAATATCTCAAAATCAAGAAAGAGGAATGAGTGTCCTAGAAGATGTTTTAGATTTAAGTAACACATGGAGGCCGTTATCAAGTTCATTTACACAATCGGGCAATGAATCAAGCGGTGAACGTGGTAGACCTAGTATCAAAGATGAAAATGTAGAGTCTGAGAATACCGAGGCTTCTAAGAATAATGATAGTAATAGTTCTAATATGAATAATATTTAACTGAGGTGATAATTTATGCTATTACAAGTATTTAGCCAAAAAGATAAAGAAAAATTAATACAAGATGGTTTTAAGTTTATAACTGAACAAAAACTAGGCGATAATATTGTTTATGTTTTTGAAGCTGATAATAAATTAAATTTTAGTGATTTAGATATAAAGGCTAGATTTACTAATAAATTATACTTTTAAAGGAGGTGATTGAGTGGACAAAAAGAAAATTCAATTATTCACTTCAATGGGTAATTTAGAAAGGGTTAATGAAAGATTTGCTAAAGTAAAAATTAGAATTGCTTATGCAGGTAAAAATAGAAATGGTACTTATATAAGCAAGGAAAGTTTTGAAAAAGCAATTCCTACATTGAAATTCTGCCCCGTAGTAGGGTATGTCTGTGAAGATGGTGAATTTGACGGTCACACAGAAAAGATAGAAATAATAGGCGATGAATGGAATTTTAAATCTATGACACAACCATATGGAGTTGTTACTGATGAAAAACCTTTTTGGGAAGACGTAAAAACTACTAATGGAGAAATAAAGAGTTATTTGACTTGTTATGCTATGTTATGGATTGCAAGATATCCTGAATTAGAAACTATTAAAGAAACAGATTATTCACAATCTATGGAAATAATTTGTGACAATGGCTTTTACGGGGAAGATGATGGATTATATCATATAGAAGATATGACTTTCGATGCCCTTTGTATATTACAAAAGAAAGAGCCATGCTTTGAAGATTCAACAATATCTTTAAACTTTTCTAAAGAGAAATTTGAGGAAGAATATAAATTAATGTTAACAGAATTAAAAGAATTTACATTTAATCTGTTAGAGGAAGGAGGAGATAATATGAAGAAAAGAATGTGCTGTAAATGTGAAGCAGAAATCGAAGTTAATTATGAATTTGATGAAAATGAAGAATTTACATGTGATGAATGCTTAAAATCTGACTTCTCAAAGAAAGAAAAATATGAATTATCTTTTGATGAGATAAGAGAAAAAATAAGAAATGCTATTAAAACAAAGGATAGCTATTGTTGGATAGTTCAAACTTTTTCTGATTATTTTATCTATGAAGAAGAAATTTATAAGGACAATGCTTACGAAACTAAGTTCTATAAACAGAGCTATTCACTAGAGAACAATGAAATTAAATTAGCCGATGATAAAGTTGAAGTATTTACAAGATTCTTAACTCAAGAAGAAATGGACAAGCTAGAAGAAGAAAGAATGGAATATGAAAATAAAATCTCGGATTTAAAAGCTAAATTCACAGATTTAAATTCTGAATTAGAAACTCTGAAAGGGGATTACTCTACTTTAGAATCAGAAACAGAAGAACTAAGACAATATAAGGCAGATATTGAATTTGAGCAACACAAAATAGAAGTCGATGAAGTATTAGCAAAATATTCAGAATTAGAAGCTATTGACGGCTACTCTGAATTAGTAAAAGAAAAATATACAATTGATATTGAAGAATTAGAAAAAGAAATTAAAATATTTGCATTTGATAATGGTGTTACATTAAATAAAAAGAATATAAAGAAAAGTTTTTCAAAAGAAACTGTAAAAGTGCCATTATTAAACAATAAAAAACATGATGAAATCGTCATTGATCCTTATAACGGGATTCTTGATAAATATATTAGAAATTAAGGAGGAAATATAATATGTCAGCAGTATGTCATACAATTAAAGTAAAAGAAGCAGGAGTAGGTGGAAGATTATATTCAGCAATTCACACAGCTCCAGTAGAAAATGGTTCAATAATATTTTTAGGAGATTTAGAAACTGGTCAAGATGAAATTTATAAAGTTCAAGTACCAGCTACAGGAACTATAGGAAAAGAAAGACCTATGTTAGTTATGTGTCCAGAAATTATATATGATGAAACAAGAAGAGCTAATCAAGCTTTATCTAACTTTATCAATATAGCCAATAAAGCGTTCCCAGTAATTCCGTTAAGTGAATATGATGAGATAGAATTATCTACTGAAGGGTTTGAATCTGTACCTACAGTTGGAAAATATGTTGAAATAGTTGATGGTAAAATGAAGTTAAAGCCAAATAACACTAAACCTACAACAGCGGGAGTTATGTATGGGGTTGTAGTTTCTTCAAGAAAATCTTCATTACCAATATTTGTTGGTGGAGATGGACAAATGTTCCCAAAACCATATGACTTATACAGAATACAATTTAGAGTTGCTAAATAATAAATTAAAAGAAAGAGTGGAGGTAATTAAAATATGAATTCAATAGTTAAATTAATGACAGATACATATAGAGGGGTTGTACCTACAAAATATGCAAATACAACTAAAGCGGAAAGAGAGGAAGCTATAAGACAAGCCATCTTTGAAGTAATAGGAGTTTCAGAATATGGAACTAAAGAATATAGAAATGCTATGAGAAGAAATCAAGTACAAGTCTTTGAGATTATCGAAGAATTTGTTGATGGAGTAATTGCAAACGGTGAAAGAATGAAAAATGCTTTCTACGATAACTTTGTTGAGGCAAAATTTTTAAATATCGGCGATAAAAATGTGTTCTACTCTGAAGGAGTCAATCAATTAGCAATAAGCAAATATTCAGGAAACCATTGGAATGTTGCTAGAAAAAGAATTGATTTAGGAAGTGAATTCTCAGTAGACACATTCGACTATGGTATTGCTGTTTTTGAATATTTAGACAGATTCTTAGCTGGTAGAGCCGATTTAGCTAAATTAGTTTCTTTATTAGAAGAAGCAGTAGATAGAGGTATTTCTGAAGCTTGTTATTCAGTATTTACAGATGCCTTAAAGACTATCCCAACGAACTTTGTTTACAGTGGTTCATACTCAGAAGATGGTATTGTAAAAGTTTTAGGTCATGTTGAAGCTTATAACAATCAAGTACCAGTATTAGTTGGTACAAGAGCAAGTCTTTCTAAATTACAAGGGAAAGTGACGGCTCAATCTAATGATATGTTAGATGAAAAACACAAGAATGGTTTATTAGAATATTGGAATGGATATAGATGTATATGCTTACCAAATGTTCATAAGACAGGAACTTTTGATTTTGCATTCGATGATACAAAGATATTAGCTTTACCAGCAGATGCTAAATTAGTTAAATTAGTATTAGAAGGAGACTCTCAAATCAAAGAGGAAGAAAATAATGCTGATAAGTCTAAGACATATGTACTTTCTTTTAAAATGGGTATAGCTTGTGCGTATTCAGGAATGATAGGTACTATTACATTAACTTAATATTATATATGGTGGGAGAAATCCCACCCCTATTTGTAAAATTATTATTGATATATGATGAAGGAGAAATAATTATGGAAAAAGAAGTAAAAACAACAACTAAGAAAACAACTAGAAAATCAAGTTCAAAAAAAGCAGAAGCATCAGCAGATAAAGATATATTAAATGCATTGCTTCAAGAAATAGCTGAATTAAAAGCAAAATTAAATGAAAACGAAAAAGATAAAGTTAAAGAAGTAAAAACAACAACTAAGAAAACAACTAGAAATGGAAAAATTAATTTACAGGATTTAAAAGATGTAGAAGTAGAAGTAGTAAGAGTTTTAGATGGTATAGGTGATATTGTATATATAGACAAGAATACAGGATGTGAATATACTTGGAGTGAAAAAGGTAGCATAGAATATATGACCGTAGAAGTATTAAGAAGAATGAATAATAAATCTTCTTTATTTTTAAAATCACCTTGGCTAAAAATAGAGGAAAACGAAGATGTTATAGAGGCTTTAGGATTAACAAAATTATATAATAATTTATCATTAGTTGAAGATGTTAATTCAGTAATTAACTTAGAAGATTTTGAAATAACAAATTTAATAGAAGAATTACCAAATGAATATAAAAATATTTTATCAACAAATGTATTATCAAAAATAATTTCAGGTGAATTAAATAATATTAATGAAATACGTAGATTAGAAAGATTATTGGGAAAAGAATTCTCAGTTTAACATATAAGAATCCATAATTATGTGTTATATGATAAAAATAATAAATTACAAAATAACTATAAAGGTGAAGAATTATGAAAAAAGTATTCATATATAATAAGGTACAAGCATTGTTTTATATGAACAACTATAATTGCAAAGTTATAGACTATGATGTTCACAAAAAGACTTTAAAGCCATTTGTTGTATTTGATAAAGACGAAACAGAAGAAGCATATAGTAAATGGTGTGAGATGTGCTTAGAATATAAAAATAAATTAAAACGATAAAGGTGGTGAGTGGATGCCTACAGAATTTACGGAAGTATTTCAATTCTTTTTAAATATGATTTCTGAGTATTCTTATTTAGGATTTACAGAAGATGAATTAAATGAAGAGTTAACTTTGCATATGAAAAAATCATTAGCAAATTTTGTTAATAAAAAGAATATAATTGCTAATTATGACATGGAATCATTTAATAGAAATTTAACAGACTTGGAGATGAATATAATTTCTATAGGAATGTTGTCTAGTTATTTGAATCAAAAGTTATATGCTAGTAGTTTATTAAAACCAAATTTAGCATCAAAAGATTATAAAATTTTTAGTAATGCAAATTTAATCTCGCAAATATCTCAATTAAAGAAAGAAACTGACTCGAATTTTCATTATTGGTGTCAACGTTATTCGCTGCAAAGATTTATCACCGAAGAAGGTGGCAAATGGTGAATTTTTACTTATATAGAAAAAGAATGATGGAAAATGGTGGAAGTGTAGTTTCTGAAAGAATTAAGGATAGTGAATTTTTTATATCACAAAATTTTAAAGATGATCCTAGTTATAGAGATGCAACATTAACAAGAACAGATTTAACAACAAAAGATATTGGGGTTAGAGTTATAAATATTGATAGTAGACCTAATGAGAAGAAATTATATGTTTTGCCTGGTGAAGATATCTCAATTGGTGATTACATATCATTTACTCATAAAGGTAAAAAACATACTTATCTAATTGATTCATTTGAAGATAATTTAATGTCTCCTTGCGCCAAAGGGGTGAATTGCAAAAATATATTCAAATGGATTGATGAAAAGGGGAATATTCAAGAATTTCCTTGCATAGTTTCCTATTTATCATATGGGGTAAAAATATTCCAGGCCAACAACGATTTTATACAAGAAACTTCTACAAATATAGAGGCTGAGATACCTAGAAATGCTATAACAGAGAGTATACCTTTAAATTTAAGAATTATGTTTGGTAATTCTAAACATGGAATATATAAAGTAGGAGATATAGCAACTTATGAAGAAGGGATATTAAAACTAACTTGTAAAAAAGATAAATACCTAGAAGGATTGGATGATATAAAGAATAACTTACCTTGGAATGGCGAGGAAGAAGAAGCCCCACCATCTACAGAATATACAATTACAGGAAACGATAAAATTAAAATTAATAAAGAATATACATACTCAATAGCTCCAGAAGTAGGTAATATAACATTTGAATTAGATGAAGATATTGTTGCCGATAATATAGCTCAAATAGTATCCACTGATAACTATTCTTGCACTATTAAAGCTTTAAGGGCAAATGAATTAATTACTTTAACATGCAAAATAGATGGACAAGCTGTTGTTAGTATGGATATTCAAACCACAAGATATTAAGGAGGTGCTATATGAAATATGATTTGAACGATAAATATATAGATACCGAAAGCAATAAATTAAGAAGATGTTCTCAGATAATTAAATATGTTCATGAAAAGATATTAAATAATCAGGATATTTGCAGGTTGGTTTATTACAATACCCAAACCCCGCTATCAAAAGTCGGATTGGGTTATGATGGATCAAAAACTAAACAACCAGATTTAAGTCCAAATGATTTGAAGAACCATATATATGATATACCTTTTACCCTTGAGTTAAAAACTGAATTACAAAATTATATATTCATACAAATGGCGGACAATAACTTTGATAATAAAAGTGTTCTCTATTTAGATATTAATGTATTAGTTTCAGCAGAATATTATTCAATTTCTGGCGGGCATAGACACTATGAAATATCACAGGAAATTGCAAATATGCTAGATTGTTTATCTGTTACAGAAGATGATTATGTTGATTCAATAGGTAATTTAGATTTTAAATTAATAAATGCACCTGAAACAAGGTTGAGTAAGACCAATGATATGATATGGATTAGCAATAGATACAGGATAAATCTACCGCATTTTAGCAGGGTGGAAGTGTAGATATGGTCATATATAGAGAATATTCTACAGATGACTTAATTTTAGGTTTGCCTTGTAAGATAACTAATGTAGGAGACCTATATCCTATCAAGGTTAAAGATTGGCTTGAATTTTCAAAATATGGTAGTTATTTGAAGTTAAGTTATAAGCATTTAAAATTAGAAAAAAAGGAAGATTTATTGTCTTTTATTTTTCGAATGTTACTTAATGAAAAATGCAAAGGTTGTACAACAAAAGAAGAACAATTAAATAAAATTGATGAATGCATTAAAGATTTTGAAAGAATGTTCTCGTTGGTTTTTAGGATAGATATGAAGTTTGCAAGTAATGATATTAATGATATAAAGTTTTTAGGCTATTCAGATGATGGAAAAGTAATAGCAGAAATTAATAAACAAACATATGAGATATTTAGGATTATTGCTATGAAATTAAATTGTATGCAAGAAGAATTATTGGTCGAAGATGATATAATCTTGCAGCATATTCAAATGCAAGAAGCCAGTGATAGAAAAGGGAAAGATATTACGCTAGGAGATATTATATTAAAAGTATCTTGTCATATGAATGTACCTATAGAAACTATAAGAGAATGGCCTATGTTTTTACTATATGGATATTTTCAAGAAATAGTACATTTTGAAACGTGTAAAACATTAGATATGTATAGATGTGCTGGAGTAAAAGTAGATAGCATAAGCATTACAGATTCAGTAATACCAAATCTATACAGAAGAAAATCTCTACAAGATTATCTAAGGGATGCAAACAGCATAATATAATCAATTTGAAATATTAAGAGGTAGATTATTCGGTCTATCTCTTTTTATTATATAAAAATTAAAATAACAGTCGGTAGACTTTAAAAGGAGGAATTTTAATGGCAATTAAAGAAGGAATAATGAAACAATTTAAATGTGTTGTAAAAAAAGGCGAGCAAGTAGTATTTGAAGAAAACCATTTAACGGGGGCAACTATAAGTAAATCGGTTGATACTTCGGAGATAAGAAACGGTCAAGAAAATGCTATCTTTATGTCTGTGAATACTAATGAAAAATTAACGGTATCATTAAAGAGTAATGTTGTTATGTTGCAACGTCTACAAGCTCTTAATGGAATCACACCAACAGACAATCCTACAGAGATAGTAATTAAGTCAGGGCAATACCCAGAGGATTTTACATTAGTTTTAACTTCACCATTTTTAAACGCAGAAGGAAGAGTTGAAAAAATAGTAGAAATAACAATTCCATCAGCTAAACCTGAAGCTTCATGGGAGCTTTCAACTGCATCAGACTGGGGAAATGGTAATGATGTAACCATCAACTTTACAGCTCAAGCAGTTAAAGGCGTGTTAGCAACAATGAAATTTTTACCACCACCTAGCAGTGTAGTTGGTGTGCTTGAAGAAAAAAAGCAAAATAACAAATTAAATTAATAAAGGGAGGATATTAACTGCGTAGAATGTTACAAAGATGAGGAAAGCCACTCCTTTAGGTGTGGGATGGATAGCAAAATATTTTATCATATACTTGTGTATAAAAGTGTTGACAACATACACAAGTATATGATAATATTAGTATATGGATAATAAATATAGAACAACAAAAACAACAGTAAGTGTAATTAATTATCATTTTGTTTTTTGTCCTAGGTATAGGAGAAAGATATTTGATATACCAAACGTAGAAGAAAGATTTAAAGATTTGGTCAATTGTATTTGTAAGGAGATGGAAATTGAAGTTATCGCAATAGAATGTGATAGAGACCATACATATATGTTTTTAAACTGTCTTCCAAGTCAAAGTCCTGCTGATATAATGCAAAAAATAAAAGGAGTCACTAGCAAGGTTTTAAGAGATGAATTTTCTCAATTAAAGAAAATGCCTAGTTTATGGACTAGGAGTTATTTTGTATCTACTGCTGGTGATGTGTGTAGTGAAACAATAAAAAAATATGTAGAAAATCAAAAAACAAGATATTAAAAGGTGGTGAATACTATGAAAGAATTGAAACAAAGATATATTCTAACATTAAAATTAGAGACAGAAGTATTTCAAGACGATATATTGGCGAAGAGATTTGAAATTGGCAGACAAATATATAATTCAGTTTTAGGAAAGTCATTAAAGAGATACAAAGAAATGATTAAGACTAAGAGATGGAGAGAAAATCAAGCTAATATATCAGAAGTTTATAAAATTGAAAAAGATAAAAACAAGGCTAAGAAATTATCTAAACAATATTTTGAAATAAGAAAGAATATGTTAAAAGAATTTAATATTTCAGAGTATTCACTTCATGCAGATGTTAAGAATATGCAAAAGCATTTTAAAGATAATATAGATAGTTTTACAGCTCAAAAAATAGCTTCTAATGTATGGAAGGCGTTTGATAAGTTATTATATGGCAATGGTGAGGTAGTTCATTTTAAAAATTATAACAATGGATTGAATTCATTAGAAGGGAAGAGTAATAAAACTGGGATAAGATATATATTAAAAGATAACAAATTAAATTGGAACGGATTGTCAATAAAAGTTCAATCTAAGCTAAATCAATATGAGCAAAATGCTTTAAGATCTGAAATTAAATATTGCAGGATAGTTAGGAAATTTATTAGGGGTAGATATAAGTATTCATTACAATTAGTATTAGAAGGTATGCCACCAATTAAAATTAGTACAACTGGAGAAATTAAGAATGATATGGGGTATGGTGATGTAGGGATAGACATAGGAACTCAAACAATAGCCTATGTATCTAATTATGATTGTAAATTATATGAATTAGCACCTAATGTACAAAATATAGAGAGTGAAAAACGCAAACTACTACGATTTATGGATAGAAGTAAAAGAGCTACTAATAAAGATAATTTCAATAGTGACGGAACTATAAAAAGAGGAATAAAGTTAGAATGGAATTATTCTAATAAATATATTAAAGCTAAAAATAAATTGAAAGATTTGTATAGAAAACAAGCAGATATTAGAAGACAAGATCATAATATAATGGCTAATGAAATATTGAAACAAGGCGATACTTTTAAAGTTGAATCTATGAATTTCAAAGGACTTCAAGCTAGAGCAAAAAATACAACTGTTAATAAAAAGAAAAGATTCGGTAAATCTTTAGCAAATAAAGCACCATCAATGTTTTTAACCATATTAGAGAATAAAATTAAAATGAAAGATGGATTATTTATAGAGATAAATACTTATAAGGTGAAGGCTAGTCAATATAATCATTTTAATGAAGAATGTAATAAAAAGAAATTAAGTCAAAGATGGAATTATTTTGATAATATTAAAGTACAAAGAGATCTATATTCAGCATTTATAATTAAAAATGTTGAAGGTTTAGAAAATATAAATAATGAAAAATGTAAAGAACAATTTAATAATTTTTTAATACATCATAATAAGGAAATAAAAAGGTTGAAACAATTTAAAAATTTAAGTAGTATAGGAATTTAATTTATAAAATGGTTTTGAAACGAGCCAAATGCTATCGTTAATAGATTCGGTGGAATCTTTGATAGTAAAAGTCTTAGCGAAGTCAATTAGTCTTTATGTCATTCGTGATATATTGGAAGTTAACAAAGCTAAGAACCCCTTGCCTTTAGACACGGGAGTTTCAATTAGTTTAATGTTCTCCCTTTATTTTTCTAAAATATATTAAGATGAGAATTAAGAGTTTTGATTTTAGTATATTTTAACTATAAAAGAATCTTATAGCTTATTAGCGAGTAAAGGAAGTGTGACAATGGCAAAAGATTATGACAATATAGAAAGTTTAATAAAAGCTTTAGAGAATGACTTAAACAATGCTTTTTCCGAAGGTGGGAAAGGAGATCAAAGAATAAAAGAAAAATACAAGCAGAAAGCTATTGAATCATATGATAAATATAACCCACAATATCCAGAAGCATCAAGGTATAGAACTGGAAGAAGTGGAAGTTTTGTTGAAGAAGAAAATTTACAAGTAAAAGTATCGACAGGGAATGGAATTGTTGAATATGAGTTAGAAAATGCTACTACAAGCGAAAGTGACGGAAGTCGTATAGACCAATACATAGAAGAAGGCGTAAGAGGAGTTCCCGCTAAGAAAGTATATGAAGAAATGCAAGACGAATTAGATAGTGGTTTAGCCGAAGAGATTGTTATGGAAGCCTTGTCTGAATGGTTTTAAAATAAATTAACACAATAAAGGAGAATATAATATGGCAAAAAGTTTAAAAGATTATAAAAAAAGTGAATATAGATTTCAAAAGGGTGAAGTTTTTCTAAGAGAGCCTAATAAGATAGAAAGACAAGAATTAATGAATGTAATATTTGAAAATCAAAAGTTAATTATGAATGAGAGTGTAGTCGAAGAAGAAGTCGGTGCTACATTATTAAGATATGTGTTAAAGATGTTTACTAATTTTAGTGAAGAAATTGATAATTTAAGCGATGAAGAAATAGGTGAAGTATTAGATAATCCTAGCAGAGAAATTGAATTATTAGTTGATAATATTCAGTTATTAATAGAAGAATGTGTTGAGGATATCGGTAGAAACGTAGAGAAACAATATAGAAAAATAAGTGAATTATTAAATGTATTTGACATGAATGGTGATTATGAAGCCATGAAAGCGAAATGGAATAAATTAAATAAGAAATATAAATTAAAAATGGATTTCGATGAGTTAATTTCTAATAAAGAGAAACAACAAGAATTAATAAACCAGCTCCAAGAGCAAAAATAATTTTAATTAGGACGCAAGTTCTATAAAGGAGTGAGTTAATGAAAAATATACGTATCAGAGTTGAATTAGATAACTTAAAAGAAATCCAAAAACAGATTAATAATCTGGGCAAAAACAATAAATTAAAATTAGATATAGACACAGCATCAGTTAATAATAGCTTAAAAAATTTAGCTTCAAATATTGACAAAGTGGTTAATAAAATAAATAAAACTGCGGGCAAAAACTCTTTTAGCGACTTGACTAATAGTGCTAATAAAGTTGAAAAAGAAGTTAAAGGCATAGGTGCTGCAATAGACAATATAAATAATAAAGCAACAAAAGTTACTATAAAAACAGATGCAAAAGGTGCAAAAACCGCTATTTCAGAATTTGAAAATTCCTTTTCTAAATCTAGTAAAACTGTAATATCAGATAGTGGGAACATGAGTTCTAGTGTGACTATCAATATGAAGAAATTAGAAAGTACACTAAATGGATTCCAAACAACACTAACTGAGTTGAATGGAAAAGGGATAGATGTCAGTAAATTACAAAAACAATTCGATTTATTTAATACCAATACAAGTAAAAAAGAAATAGATGAATTTGCTAACTCTTTAAAAGTTTTGGAATCGCAAACTGCGAGCATGGAAAGTGCATTAGCTAAAGCACAGCAGGCGATTAACAATGCGTGGAATATATCTAATAAAACAGGTAATAAAGAAATATTTAATACTGCTTCATTTCAGAATGTAGTAACACAAGCGAATAACATTAAAAGTTCATTGGAACAAATAAAGACAACGGGTAATGCAATATCTTTAGATAAATTTAATTCTAGTATTGTCAATGCGAATAATGCTACAAAGAGTTTAAATGAAGCCATTAAACAAACAGATAGTGGATATAAACAAGTTCAAAATGCATTATCTACATGGCAAGAAAAATTAAATGCTATGAAAAATACTAAGATATTAGATGAAAGTGCATTAAAAAGATTACAAGCACAATTAGATAGTTTAGCGACTTGCACAAGTAAGAATGATGAAGCATTTAAGCGATTTGTGAGTAGTATGCGTGAAGCTGGTACCGCACAGAGCCAAATTAAACAATTAGAAAACACCTTAAATTCTTTAAATAAGCAGATTGACGCTGCCAAAGGTAATAAGGATATAATAGATCCAAATGCATTTAGTCGAGCAGAAGCAAGTGCTAAACACTTAGAAGCAACAATTGCAGAAATAAGAAATACAGGAAAAACTTTAAGCTTCCCTGATTTATCTAAAACTATTAATAGCGGAAAATCTAGTATGGAAGATTTAAAGAATAGTATGAAACAAACCCAAACTGCAAGCACCGACTTAGGTGTAACACTACAAGATTCTTTGGGTAAAATAGGAATATATGTTTCATCTGCATTAGTCATAGAAAAACTTTGGTCGTCATTCAAAGAAGGCATTAGTACTACTATAGAATTAGATACCGCTATGAGAGATTTAAAAAGGGTTACAGATGAAACGGATGCTACTTATGCTAAATTCATGACAACTGCTAACGAAACTGCTGTATCACTAGGTTCAACAACCGCTGGCGCAATAGAAGCCACAACTACATTCAGTCAACTAGGATATACATTTGAAGAAGCAAGTGAATACATGAGTAAAATGGCGATAATATTAAGTAATGTTGGGGATATGAGTGCTCCAGATGCAGCATCATCTTTAGTATCAATATTAAAAGGATTTAGATTAGAAGCTAATGAAACTACTCATGTTGTAGATGTATTAAATGAAGCAGGTAATAGATTCGCCTTAACAACAGCGGACTTAACAGAAGGGTTAAGAGTTGGTGGTGCATCACTAGCTACTGCTAACAATAGTTTAGAAGAAAGTTCTGCTTTAATAATTGCGGGTACTGAAATCATGCGAAGTAGTAATACGGTCGCTCAAGGGTTAAAAACCATTTCCATAAATAAACTTGTGGCTTTATACAGCAATGTATATTGAAAAACCTATCTAAACGGGGAAAGCTAAGTCAGAAATGATAAGCCGACCTACCGTGCTAAATTCTACTTATGTAGATAAAAGCCTAACGACTATCCGTAAGGAGTACATTCGAGCGAATGGAAAAGATAGGCTTCCTTATAAAATAGGAAGATGATATAGTCTAGTCTTATAGGAAACTATAAGCAGTTCATTAGAGAACGGTATAGGAATTAGCGAACCTATATGAATGGCTCGGCGCATTAGGGGCGTCAGTGAAGATGGAGAAGAACTGAACGCCGCTATGGAAGAAGGTATAAAAAGAATCACTGGAGTTGACTTAACAGATGCAAATGGCGAATTTAGAAGTACCTATGATATATTAAATGATATCGGTAAAGTATGGGACACATTAAATTCCAAAGAACAAGCTATGTTAGCTGAAGACATAGCAGGGAAAAATAGAGTAATAATTGCTCCGTATGTACAGAAATGTGCATAGGACACGACTTTAAAACCAGTAAATCCTAAA